ATTAGCATTTGGTTGTTTAGGTTTATCATCTGTTGATAAATTTACAGCTATCAAAAAACAAGATGAAATAGGGCCTACCCAATAAATCACTTATTTGGTTTTTAAAATATTTTATTATATATTAAATATAATAATGATATGGAAATAAATGTAGATAAAATATTTTCAGCATTTGATGATGAAAACGTTGAAGATTTAAAGGTAGAGTTTTTAAACGATTATTTACGTAAAAATATACGTTGTTATAATAATTATATTTTAAATTTTGATGATATAAGAATTCATTTAAATATATCTATTAAAATATTAAATCCTGAAAGTAATATATCTTTTGATAAAGAAAATCAAAAATTTATTTTTTATATGAGATCATTTAATCATTTAAAAAAAATTGATGAATTATTTAATATAAAATCAAGAGATAAAAATATATTGAACTCATTTCTTAATCCAGAATTTTTTCAAGCTAGTAAATTATTATTAGAATATTTTGAAAAACAAGAATTATATGAAAATTGTTATATAATCAAAACATATTTAGATCTAGAAAAACTTTCTTAAAATAAAACTTGGTTATATGAAATGCTGTTTGTATATTTCAACCACGGGTTTTGGGGATTGAAGTAGGATATGAAGATGAAGATGAAGATGAATAGGATATAAAGATGAGAAACAGAATTAACATAAATAAATAATACATATGAAAAACAAAGAATACGCATTTCAAAAACTTAGAAAATTAGAGGGAATACTTAAAACCATCAGCGTAATGATGACGCGCCCTACTACAATAGAAAAAATTCAAGATAAAATTAAAGAATCAGAATCTATCTTAGAAGATCTTACATCAGTTATTGATAGAGAACCTAATGAATTTAATTAATATGGAATTAACAGCAGAACAAATCCAACAAAATTGGATAGACTTAGAAGAAACAATCAAATTATATATATCAGAACCAAGACGTTCTAAATTATTAACTTTCTATTCTAAATATTCAGAACGTCTTATCATGATGCCTGCAGCTCATAAGAAAGAATATCATAATGCATTTCCCGGTGGATATATAGATCATGTATTACGTGTTATAGATTGTGCTCTTAAATTAAATGATGTTTGGGTTTCTATGGGAGTTGATTCTTCTACATATACTAAAGAAGAATTAGTATTTTCAGCATTAAATCATGATTTAGGAAAAATGGGAGATGAAGAAAACGAATCCTATATTCCTCAAACAGATCAATGGAGAAAAGAAAAATTAGGAGAAGATTATATGTTTAATACTAAAGTACAATTTGCATCTGTTCCAGATAGAGGATTATATTTACTTCAATCTCATGATATTAAATATACATTTAATGAAATGATTACTATTCAAACCCACGATGGATTATATGATGAAGCTAATAAGAAATACCTATGTACTTTTATGCCAGAACAAAAATTAAGAACATCATTACCTTATATAATTCATCAAGCCGATCTAATGGCTGCTCGAATTGAATTTGAAAAAGAATGGTTACCTAAACTTAATAATAATCAATCTAAAAATTTTAATATATCTAAATCTCCAAAAATTGAAGGGAAAAAAGTAGCTACCAAAACAAAAGCATTAAATAGTATTAAATCAGAAGGACTTAAAAATTTATTAAATAATATATGATTATCATAATTGCCCTATTAAGTAGTATACTAATACTTAGTATATATGCTTGTTATAATTTGATGAGAAAAAATGAAAAATTAGAAGAAATAGTTATTTCACAAAAAGATTATACAACTAAACTTTCAAATCAAATTGAAATAATGGATAAAAAAATTAAAGTTATAGATTCTAGAGGAACATTTACATCAGATGATGAAATAGGGTGGTTTTTTAAAGAAATTAAATCTTTACAAGAACAATTAAATCAATTTAAATTAAGATAATGGGGAGAAAGAAAAAAAATAAAAATTACTTCACTGAAGAAACAGAAGAAGCTATATTATTATATAATAGTAGTATTAATGATTATGAATTTAGGGATAGATTATATAATGAAAAAATACATTATGCTTTTTTAAAGTTAACAGAAAATATTATTCATACATTTAAATTTTATCACACAGAAGTAAATGATTTAAAAGATTTACAATATGAAGTAATTTCATTTCTTTTAAGTAAATTACATTTATATAGTCAAGAAAAAGGAAAAGCATACTCATATTTTGGAACTATAGCCAAAAGATATCTTATTCTTTCAAATAAAAAAAATTACAAGAAAAAATTAGAATTAATTTCTTTAGAAGATACAGATTTTGATGATGATATTAGTGATGATAATCTATTAAATCCCAATACTTTTTTAACACCAGAAGAATTTATTGAAGAACCATCATATATAAATGATATCTCAGGTCCTAAAACTAAATATGATGATTTATCTGATTTTATAGATATATATATTGAATATTGTACTAATAATTTATATGTTTTATTTCCTAAAGAAAATGATGCTAAAATAGCTGATGCTGTATTAGAAATTTTTAGGAAAAGAGATAATATAAATATTTTCAATAAAAAAGCACTTTACATTTATATTAAAGAAATGATTGATGCTAAAACCCCAAAAATAACCAAAATATCCGATAAGTTATATAATTTATTTAAAATTAAATATCTTTTTTACATAGAAAATGGATATTTTAATATTTATAAATAATGAGCGCATTAGATGAAACTATATTTGGAAAAAAAACATTTTCTTCTATATTAGAAGAAATATATGATAACCAAAAGAAAAAAGAAAAACAAATTTCTACTTTAATATCAGAATTAAAACCTCTAATAAGTGATATTGGTGATGCAACTTTAATTGTTCCATTGATAAAAGAATATATGGAAATAGGTGTAAAAAATGATGAACAATTAATTAAAATGGCTACTATTATTCAAAGAATCCTACAAAAATCATCAGGAGATGATAATAGTATGATATTAAGTGAGGCTGAAAAGCAACAATTATTGAAAGAAATAGATAATATCTCTCAAAAAGAAAAATAATATGAGTACAGGTATTAAATTTGGATCAGATGCTAATACATCTAATTTATTCTCATTTTTACATAAGCATAAATTAAAAACTAAACTTAAATTAGTAAGAACAAGAGCTATTATACTTAATGAAAATAGTTGTCCTAATATTTGGAAAGAATATGGAGAATACGCTTCTATAGGTAGTATAATATTTGAACTCCCAGAATTCCCAATTCCATCAGAAACATCAATCTCAAGCCCTAAATTTGATATATCAAATATAAAAGTAGCTAAACCTATATTTCCTAACATAAAACACTATCCATTAATAAATGAATTAGTATATATTATAGAATTAGCAGGTTTAAATATTAATATTGATCCTGATGATACTGATTACTATTATTTCCCCCCATTAAATATATATAATAACAACCATCATAATGCTTTACCTAATGAGGCTTTTGGTAATTCATTACCTCTATCACAAGAAAAAGATTACCAACAAGTTGAAGGGGGGAGTGTTCAAAAAGTAACAGATAAAAATATAGATATTTATTTAGGAAAAACATTTCAAGAAAAATTTAATATCCAACCACTCCAACCATATGAAGGAGATATATTATATGAGGGAAGATGGGGACAAGCCCTACGATTTGGATCAACAATAATAAATTCAGATTCACCTTGGTCAGAATTACCATCATCAGGTGATCCTATAACTATATTAAGTAATGGAATATATAATAATGGAAAAGATCCTTGGATTCCAACACTTGAAGATATAAATAAAACTCCATCTAGTATATGGTTAAGTACAACTCAAAAATTACCTATATTAGTATCAAGTACATTATATAAATCCTATAAACCTATTAATTCTCCATTAAAACCAGAATTATATAATGGAGGAGAACAAATAATCATCAATTCAGGTAGAGTAATTATTAACTCTAAAACAGACCACACTTTAATTTCATCAAAAAAATCAGTAGGATTAAATTCTGATAATAGTGTTAATATAGATGCTAGAGATGAAACCTCAATAAGTTCTCCCTCAATTATTTTAGGGAATGGTGATAGAAAAAAAGCAGAACCTTTATTAAAAGGAGATATAACGCATGATGTATTAGTTGATATAATAGAAGCATTACTAGAAATAACTAGTGAATTATCAGTACTCTCAGGACAACCTATAGATGTACCATTTTTAAATCTAAATGTTACAGCTGATAATATTAATAGAAATTTATATAATATGTTATCAACAAAATTAACTAAAATAAGATCAAATATTAGTAAAACTGAATAATGGCTATTGATAGTAATAATATTATAAATCAAATATCAGGTTCAACTCAAAAAGTTCAAGAATCTGTTGATAATACTATTAATTCTTTTATTGAAAGATCTAATAATACTCAAGAACAAATAAATAAATATACTGATTTATTAGCTAAAAATCAAAAAATATTAGATGATGCTCTTTTAATAAGGAACTTATATCGAAAATATAAGGAAGATCAAGAAAAAGATAAAATTAATAAAATCCAAAAGAAAAAACGTAAATTACCAAAGGGAATTGGAGGAATTATTTTATCATTATTAAAGCAATCTTCAACAGTTAATGATAGATTTAATAAAAGTTTAGAAACTATATTAAACCAATTATCAGAATCTTGTCCCTCTGAAGAAGTTTTAAAAAAACTTATCAAAGAAAAAAATAATTTATCTAATGCTTTAAATCAAACATTACCTTATTTACAACAAGCAGAAAAAGTAGGTAATACTCTTACACCAGTTTTAACAGCATTAAGGATAATAATTCAAATATTAAAAAATTTACCACTACCAACAGCAGTACCCCCAGGAGTGGGAATTCCAGTTAATGTAATAAATAAATTTTCAGATATACTTGTAAAATCAGATAAAAAAATTGATAAAACTAGTGCTATAATTAATCAAATAACATCAGCAATATCTATTATAAAATCATTAATAGAAGAAACTTTACAAACAATTACAGTATTAGATAGTTTATTAGAGGTTTGTTTTCAACAAATAACTCAAAATATGTCTGAAGAAGAAAAAAATAAATTTAAAAATGAAATAACACCAGACGATAATATATTTATATTCCCAGGATTATATAAAGAATTTATTTATGATAAAGAATATGTAAATGTAACTTCTGCACTTACCGGATTAGAAAATAATATGATTAGATTATATGCTAATAAATCAACATCTAATGGTAATATACGATTAGAAGGTAATTTATTTTTTACACCAAATAATCTACAATTAATTAATGATATTAAAATAGTAATTGATAACTATTTAAACCCAAAAACAGTAACAACAACAGGTAATTATAGAGGGTTTACTTATAATATTGAAACTAATAAAAATAATAAACTTCAAATACCACAAAGAAGAGCAATAGGAATAAAAAATAATATTAAATTATCAACAGAATATTCATTTACCCCAAATACTCAAATTCTAATAGAGGAATTAAAATTTATAATAGATAATTATTTAGATAAAAATATAACCACAAATGTTGTGGATTATTTAAATAATATCCCCACAATCCAAGAACCTAATTTAGAAGAAATTTTTTCATCCCAAATATCTGATATCACAACCTCAGCATATAAATACGTTGATTATAATATAATAGATAGTTATTATAATGATATAAAAATTAAATTAAATAATGGAACCTTATCCATGAATGAAAAAATATTTAATGAATTAAAAAATTATGAATATGTAATAAAATATTTTAATGAAAACGGAACAGAAAAAACCCAACGAATAACATTTAATAATTTTTCATTTAAAATCAAAGCAATTAAAGATTCTATAGATAAAAATACTATAAAAACCACTACATCAATAACAATAGTTAAAGAATACTAAACATAAATATTTATAAAAAAATGACAACAACAAGTAAACTCAAATCAATAATTAAAGATTCAGTACGTGAAGTATTTCAAGAAGAAATTAAATCAATTTTAATAGAAGCATTAAAAACACCAGAAAGCAAAAAAGATATAAAAGAAAATATTGATTATTCTAAAAATTTGTTAGATAAAAAACAAATGTATAAAAGTATTTTAAATGAAATGGGTCAAGGTAATGATACTTTTTCATTTAATTCTTCTGATGTATCTAAAATGTCTAATCAATCTCAATACAACCCTCCCCCCGTTAATACCCTTGGAGAAGGAACTAGATTACCTGACGGGGAAGTAGGATTAGATCAAATTATGGGTTTATTAAATAAATAATTAAAATGGCTATAATTTTAAAAAATAAATTTGTATTAGATAATTATTCTAATTCTAAACAAATTGGATTTAAATTTCCATTAAATGCTCCTGCTGTATTTAACCCAACATATGATGTAAAAGATCAATTAAATGCTAATATAACTAATTTTTTAATGACTAATCAAAATGAAAGAGTATTTAATACTAAATTTGGATTACCATTAAGAAAATATGTTTTTGAAGCTATGACAGATCAAAATTTTGAAACTTTAAAAATGTTCTTAAAATCTAGTGTATCAAGAGCTTTTCCTAATATCCAAATTTATAAAATAGATTTTCTCCAATCCCAAACTAAAGAAAATGTTTTAATGATTGATATGTATTATAACATTCTAAACTTCGGCTCCAATTCAGTTAAAATAGTTTTACAAAACTAATACTTATAAAATAAATGACAATAAACAGAAATATAACATATACTAATAGAGATTTTTCCGATTTAAAACAATCTTTAACAGATTTCTCAAAAACGTATTTTCCAAATACATATAATGATTTTTCACCATCATCAACTGGAATGTTATTCATGGAAATGGCATCATATGTTGGAGATGTATTATCATTTTATTTAGATAATCAAATACAAGAAACATATTTACAATACGCTAGACAAACAGAAAATTTATTTGCTTTAGCATATACATTAGGATATAGTCCTAAAGTAACATCTGTAGCTACAACCAATATTGATGTTTATCAAAGAGTTCCATCCAAATTAAGTGGAAGTGTAAATATACCAGATTTTAATTATGCTATTATAGTTCCAGAAAATACAAGTGTAGGATCTAATATTGGAACAAGTAATGTTAATTTTTTAATACAAGATAAAATAGATTTTTCTTATAGTAGTTCTACAGACCCAACAGAAATATCAGTATATTCTATTTCATCAGGGAATCCTACAGAATTTTTATTAAAGAAAACACGCAAAGCTATATCAGCTAATATAAATTCAATAAATTTTAGTTTTGGTTCTCCTGAAGAATTTCCTACAATAACATTAAATGATGCTAATATAATTAGTATTTTAGATGTTTTTGATTCTGATGGAAATCAATGGTATGAAGTACCTAATTTAGCTCAGGAAACAATATATGATACTATAAAAAATACAAATACTAACGATCCTAATTTTTCTATAGATAATGAAATCCCATATTTATTAAAATTAAAAAAAGTAGCCAGAAGATTTGCTACTAGATTTTTATCATTATCATCTTTACAAATACAATTTGGTTCAGGTACTAATGAAGATGTTACTGAAAATATAGTTCCAAATCCAAATAATGTAGGATTAGGATTACCATACGAACAAATAAAATTAACAACAGCATTTTCTCCAACAAATTTTATATTTACAAACACATATGGGATAGCTCCATCAAATACTACTTTAACAATTAGATATTTAAAGGGTGGTGGGATAGAATCTAATGTACCTGCAAATAATATTAATACTATAGATAAAACAAATATAATATTTATTAATAGTAATATTACAGGAAATACAGCTAATTATTATTTTGATAGTGTTAGAGCTAATAATCCATCAGCAGCTGATGGTGGTGGAGGAGCTGATTCTGATGAAGAAATTAAACAAAATGCTTTAGGAACTTTTCAAACACAATTAAGATCTGTTACTCAAGATGATTATTTAATAAGAGCTTTAAGTTTACCATCAAGATATGGTACAATATTTAAAGCATATGCATCTGTAGAAAAAATATCTAATTTAAATATTGGAGAAGTAACACCATCATTAGGGTTATATATTTTAAGTCAAAACAGTAATAATAATTTAAAATATGCATCATTAGCTTTAAAACAAAACTTAAAAACATACCTTTCTCAATATAAAATAATTAATGATGTTATTAAAATTAAAGACGCTTTTATAATCAATATTGGCGTTGATTTTGATATTATAACTTTACCAAATTTTAATAATAATGAAGTTCTATTAAATTGTGTTAATGCTTTAAGTGGATATTTTGATATAAACAAATGGCAGATAAACCAACCAATATTATTAAGAGATTTATATACTTTATTAGATAAAATTGAAGGTGTTCAAACTGTTAAAAATTTAAATATTTATAATAAAACAGGAATAGCTAATGGTTATAGCGATTTTGCTTATGATATTTTAGGAGCTACAATAAATAATATAATCTACCCATCAATTGATCCAATGATTTTCGAGGTGAAATTCCCACAAACAGATATTAGTGGAAGAGTATGTAGTTTTTAATTTTTTTTATATTTATAATAAATTAATTTAAATGGCTGTATATAAAATATTTCCTACAAAGGATGCTACTTTATACTCATTATATCCTGAAATGAACACAGGATTAGATGAAATAATAGAAGCTACAACTACTACTTTTAGTCCATTTGGAGATGCAAATCCTCAAGTAAGTAGATATTTAATTTCATTCGACCAAAGTGAAATCGAAAATATTATCAACACTAAAATATCAGGAAGTTGGGAAACTAGATTAAGAATATTCCATGCTAACTTCTCAGGATTATATACAACAAGTACTTTAGAATGCTACCCAATATCAGGTTCTTGGTACATGGGAACAGGACATTATTTAGACTCTCCAGAAGTTACAAATGGAACTAGTTGGAATTGGTTAAATTATAAAGATTCTGAACAATGGGCTACATCAAATTTTTCACAATATGTAACAGCATCATATAGTGGTAGTACATCTAGTGGAGGAGGAACATGGTATACAGGATCAAATTACCCATCATTAAATATAATTCAATCTCAATCATTTAATTATCAAGATTCTTTTGATTTAAATTTAAATGTTACAGATACTATTAAAGTTTGGTATAGCAGTAGTAATAATTTAGGGAATTATACTAACATAATAAATAATGGTTTTATTATAAAACAACCAATAAATAAGGAATTTATAAACTCATCGGACTCAGAAACCGAATTTAAATTCTTTTCAGCAGATACTCATACTATATATCCACCACAATTAGAATTTAGATGGGATGATTATAAATATAATACTGGTTCATCTTCATTTCCAATAATAACCGATTCTAATGCTTCTATATCATCTCCTAATAATATAGGAGTTTTTTATAATCAAAGTGTTCAAAGATTTAGATTAGATGTAAGACCTCAATACCCTATTAGAGTATACCAAACAGCATCTATTTATATAAATAATTACTATTTACCCCCAACAGTATCTTTATATGCTATTAAAGATTTAGATACTAATGAATATGTAATAGATTTTAATAACACTTATACAAAAATAAGTGCTGATTCTCAAAGTAATTATTTTGACATATATATGAATGGATTGCAACCTGAAAGGTATTATACCATTCTAATCCAAACAACAATTGATGGTTCAACATTAGTTATTGATCAAAACATAGTATTTAAAGTTATTAATGGATAATGGCTACAATTGAATTAAATAAACAAGTATTTGATAGAAATGAGTTGGATAAAACTATTAATATTAATTTTACTCAACTAATTACACCATCTTCTTCCCCCACTGGTTCTCAAATAACTATAGAAGAATTTTTTAATAATTATGAAACTTTATTTTATCAAATTCCAAAAAATGGAGTAAATTATTCCCATGAATACTTAGTAAAACAAAGTGGAACTTATATAGGTCAAGATTTGATAAATGATACAATACAAGCATTACTTGAAGAAATTCAATCATTAAGGGAAGAAAATATAATTCTATTAAACCAATCTACATCACAAAATAACACATCTACTACAACTACCTCACCACAAAATACTAATAAAATATTTGGTACCCCATCCCAAGATAATATAACAGTAACTGTAGGTGAATTTGTAGTCCCTGAGGGTGTTGTTATTATAAAATAATAATCCAAAATAAATGAGTACTCCAATAATAACTAATATAAATCCTAGAACATTAGAAACAAGTGTTTTTAGTACTCAAGACTCTACTCTTATAACATCTTACATATTAAATAGTACATTTAATTCTTCTACAGATTTTATAGAATATTATATATTTGATTCTAAAAACAATGTAATAAATCAAAACACAAATTCAACTAATTATAATTTAGAATCAATTATCCCCGGTAGTGCTAATTCAACTACTATAACTCTTACCCCAGAAAATGATCTAATAAATTCAGGTTATGCTAGAGGGATTTATAAAATATTATATAATTTTTTATCACCAAAATTAGGTTCTATACCTTTTTTTATAAAAGAAATATCACCAGATAGAACAGAAATAAGATTACAAAATAATTCTTATTCTAATGTTCAATTAGAAACTTTATTTAATTTATTTAAAGATGAATTATTTAATACTATATATTTTGATGAATTTTATTTAAATTTTGGTAATAATAATTTATATATAGGAGTTAATGCTGTATTAGATACAAGTACTTCTGATTATACAATTTTAATAAAATTATATCAACCTCTACCTACAACATTTACTGTTAAGGATACATTAAATATAACAACTAAAGTTGTAGAATCTGTAGCTTATTCTATATTATTTCCTGAAGAAATTATAGAAAGTGATAATAGAATATTTTTACAAGGTCCTAATATTAATATTCCTACAAATAATAAAGTAGGAATATCATCAAATTACTATAACCAAAATCAATTATTATCATCCCCATTATCAAGTTCATATAACCAATTACAAAGTATTTTAGCTGAAAAAAGCGTTGAATTAAATATTGATTATACAGAATATTCAAATTTTATTTACTTTAGTTCTATATATCAAAGAATAATTAATTTTTATGAAAAAGCTAGTAATCTTGAAAATTATAAAAATGATTTAACAGTATTAAATAATATTACTGGTTCTACATCTTCTTCATTAAGTGTTTTATCTAGTAAAGCTTTAATTAATAATGAAGTAACAAATATTATTAAAAATTTTGATGGGTATGAATATTTTCTATATTTTGAATCAAGTTCATTTGCTTGGCCAAAATCAAATTCCCAATACCCATATACATTATATAATACTGGAAGTTCTCAAGTTTTAAATTGGTTAGGAAGTACTAATATAGGATCAGCTTATTATGGTGGTCAATTATTATCGGCTTCATTATATGATAATGAAAATCAAAATAACTTAACATATACTATACCTGAATTTATAAGAGAAGACTCAAATAATAACCAATATTTACTATTTGTTGAAATGATGGGTCAATTTTTTGATAATTTATGGTTATATACTAAAGCTATAACAGATAAAATGAATGCTGATAACCGAATTAATTATGGTATTTCAGCAGATTTAGTATCAGAAGTATTACAATCATTTGGTCAAAAAATATATACTAACCAATTTTCATTAAATGATTTATACTCTTCACTTTTAGGATCCACTCCATCAGGAAGTACAAATTTATTTTACGGAACAACAGGCTCATTACCTACACCATCAGGTTTAGAATATATTAGTAATTATATTACTGCTTCTAATAGTATAATCCCATTAGATGAAGCTAATAAAAGATTATATAAAAGATTATATCATAATTTACCTTATTTGCTTAAGAAAAAAGGTACTATTGAAGGAATAAGAAGTATAGGAAATATATATGGTATTCCAGATACTATTTTAAGAATAAATGAATTTGGAGGAAAAAATAAAGATAATTCAAATGATTGGGATCAATGGCAATCCACATTTAATTATGCTTATAGAACCTTAGGTCAACAAGGTACAATATCAATTCCATGGAAACCACTATCTACAACAAATAAATACCCCCAATCTATAGAATTTAGATTTAAAACAGTAAATGCTAAATTAGCAAAATCATACCCAAGCCAATCAGTTTTAATATTATCAGACCCATCAATTTCATTGGGTTTTAGTGGAATAGCATTATTATTAGAATATACAGGTTCAGGATATACTAGTGGTTCATATTCCGGTTCAATAACTAATCCTTATTACCAATATGGAACATTAAAAATGTATGGTAATAATACATCTGCTAGTGTATATTTACCATTCTTTAATGATGGTTGGTGGTCAGTTTTAATGACTTTTGACAGTGGTAGTTCTACATTATACTCTAAAAACAATATATATAATGGATTTGATGGTAATACTATAGGATTTGAAGCATCATCAACAGCTAATATTCCTTCTTCTTCACTAGATTTTTCTAATGTTGCATATCTTGGAGGTATTAGTTCCTCTGCTCCTCCACAAACTAATATAGCCGGTAAAAATTATGTTGCATTTACAGGTTCATTTCAAGAATTTAGATATTATTCTAATAAATTAAATGAAAATAAATTTAATAATTATGTATTAAACCCACTATCAATAGAAGGAAATTCAAATGCAGAATCAGCATATAATACTTTATTATTTAGAGCTCCTTTAGGTTCTTTATTAAACAAAGTATCAAATGCATCATTACAAACATCTATCCACCCTTCTATCACCGGTTCATACCCAATAACTCAATCATTTAATGATGGGACTAGTACTTATGGTCCTTTATTTAATGACCAAACCCCACTATGGTATAATAATTATGAAACTATGTTTCTAGATTCTCCTAGCGCTGGTTTAGATAATATAGTTAATAATAAAATACAAATAGTAGATAGTAGTAGTTTATATGGTAATGTATTATCCAAATATATAACATTAGAACAAAACCCAGAAACTAATCAAACATATAGTCCTAATGTTAATTTATTAGAAGTTGTTTTTTCCCCACAAAACGAATTAAATACTGATATAATTAATAGTTTAGGATTTAATAGTATAAGTGATGCTATTTCTGATCCAAGACAAATATCAGAATCAAATAATAGATACCCAGATTTAGATTTATTAGCATCAGATTACTTTAAAAAATATAATTCATCATATGATATATATGATTATTTAAGACTTATAAAATATTTTGATAATTCATTATTTAAACTAATAAAAGATTACACACCAGTTAGAACAAAACTAAGTACTGGAACATTAATAAAACCTCACCTATTAGAAAGAAATAGATATAGACCCCCTCAAATAACAATAACCGAAAATTATAATAGCTTTACAGGTTCAATCCCACACAAATCAGGTTCAAATACTATATATATATTTGATGGTGGTGCTGGAGGTTCTGTTAATAAATTTAATTCAATAACTCCATCACTTGGGGTTATTCAAAGTTATACTGAAAGTATAGAAACCCCTGTAGGAAAATTAACTTACATAAATGATTCCCAATACGAATTTTATAATGGAGAATATAGTGGTAGTAATATAATAGTTTCTACTCAAAGTTTAAACCCAGATAATATATTTTTACATACACCTGTTTCTGATATTAGTACTAATATATCCAATTCTTTTTATAATAGTGCATTTAATCCTATAATTAATAATGTTTCTATTAACAGGACAAATAATTTTCAACTTCAACTTGATTACAACCCAGAAACAGGAAGTATATCTCCCTCAAATCTATCCGTTATAAAATATTTTAATGCAAGTGGTGGTAATGATACAAGTAGTGTTTTAATAAGTAATTTAAATGATACTCAAGAAAGTAATTACTCATCAAAATACTTCATTAACCCAAGATATGAAGGAAGTAAATTATATAGTGCAGATTATAATAATTATACAACATCTTCCCCATCAGCTTCTTTTATAGATGGAACTACTGGAAGTTGGGGTGGGGATAAATCATATGGTAAAACAGCTGTTATAGATAGTTATCCTCAATATATAGCTCATTTTTCAACAGCATATGAAAGTAAAGAATTATTAAATACTTATACATTTGTTTTAGATAAATTAATTTATATACCTAACAGAGAATTAACAAATAATGAAAAAAATAATCCAAACGTATTAGCTAATAATGATATACTTTTAAATGCTCCATTAGATTATACTGATACTGCATTTAATTTTAAACATAACAGAAATTGTAAAGTGTATTGGAATTCACCATTTTCAATAATCACAAGCTCAGTAGCAGGGATTGCATCAAGTTATGTATATAATTTTGATTTATCTTCAATAAACGGAAATAAGTTTAATATTTTTGAGGGAGGAATGGAATTTAAAACATTAATGACTACTACTATTCTTCCTACTAATGATAAAAATACTGGATATTCGACTTCATCATTATTCCAAAACACGGCTAATACAAACTTAATACAACAAAATAATCCTTCTTTCCCTATATCATCATTTATGATAACATCCTCAGGATATTTTAAATTATCTGGTTCAGAAGCTAGTATAAGATTTTACCAAGGAAATACTGCAACCACATCAGATGACGCTTATATAACCGGTCCTGGTTTGGCTCTTATTAATACTTATAATAGATTATTATATAACCAAGAATTCGGAAATATTGTTGTTTATGATAAATCAGGATGTGGAAGTGGTCCCGTTCCCTCTAATAATATAAAAGTAGGAACACAAGATTCTAATAATCCTAAAAATTATTTTAGATTCCAACCTAATAGTGGCTCTAATACCCCAGCTTATAAAAATTTTGACATACCATTTTTACCTCAAAGAGGAGATGAAATAACAATAGTATATTCCGCTACATCAAATGGGATTAGTATAGTAAGTCAAGACTTCTATATTACAGATATAGGAATTAGTGATTATAGGTGTGAAGTAAAAACTCCTTTCCAATTTTGTTCCTCATCTTGTCAACTTGATTATGATCCATCAAATGTTTATGATAGAATATATGTCTATCCTGATCCTTCAACATTGGCTAACCCAATCCCTAATGGCCAAGTTACTAATTTTGTAATTAGAAGAAGAACAGATAATAATAGATCAGTAGTATTAAATATAATACCACCAATAAACAGTAATGGGATATTAACTCCAACAGGAGATGGATATTTAATACCAACAGACCTAAGCGAAATACAGAGTAAAAATTTAATTGCTCGAATAGGGGTTTAATAAAAAATAATAATTCTTAATCTTTTATATATTTATAAATAAATTAATTTAAAATGGGATACTTAAATTCTCAAATCATTAGCGTAGACGCTATATTAACTACCAAAGGTAGACAATTACTTTCTCAAGGTAATTTTAATATTACACAATTTGCATTATCAGATGATGAGATTGATTATACATTATATAATCCAAATCATCCATCAGGTTCATCTTATTATGGTGAAGCCATAGAAAATATGCCTTTATTAGAAGCTTTTCCTGATGATAGTCAAATCATGAAATATAAATTAATTACTTTACCTAGGGGTACAGCTAAAATACCTATTTTAGATTTAGGAACTACTAACATTATATTAAAACAAGGAGCTTCATATACTATAAAACCTCAAACATTAAATTATTTAGGTGGAAGTAATCAAGAACAAAATGGATATACTGCTACTATAAATGATATTAGATTAATGAGCACATTTTTAGGAGTAGGTATTAATACTCCAAATGCTCAAGCTTTAAATTCATCTCCAACAATAGGAACAAGCGTATCTAAAACAGTAATTGGAACTACAATTAGTTTAACAGCAACTACACTCAATACATTATTTGGTACAAGAACCCAAATTCAATCAAACATAGTAATTGAAGGTAGAGACAGTGGAGCACGATTAACAATTCCTGTAACTATAACTAAAATATAATATATTAAAATAATAAAATGGGATTTCAAAGATTAGACCCTCAAGATATAATTGTAAGTATTGAATCAGCAACAGCAGCTGCTTGGAGTAATTCATTACCTACATTAACTACATTTTTTACATCTTCTGCTCAAGAAGGAAATACGACTGGTAATTATTATTTAGATGTTTATCAAACATCTTCTTCAGATACCTCAGCAGCCATTCAATTCTCAATAGCATATGCTGATTTAGATGGTAGTGGAAGTACTTTATATAATGCTTTAATAACTGGTTCATCCCCAACTAGAACTTTATACGGGCAGTATAGAAATTTAGTTTTAGGGAGTGAATATTCTAGTTTTGTATTTGGTAATGTTACAAGTTCTTATTTCCATGCTATATCAATTGAAAGAGCAAGATATAAAGAACATTTATTACCAGGAACTATGACCTTATTAATAAGTGGTTCATTAGGAACTATTTCTCTTACTGATGATAGTTATCTTGGTGTAACAAACTATGTTGATGCAGGAAGAGTATATAATCTGATATCAGGTTCTGCTGGAGTTAAAACTTCATCTACAACACTTTCACCCCTTGGATGGACGAAAGAAAGTGGTTCTTATGGATGGTTCTTACCTGATGTAGGATTAATTTTATTAAATGGCTTGGCTATGTCTGGAAGTACTTTTGCGGCTAATGGTTCCCCTAGTGTTCCTATTAATAGAAGTTTTAACTCAAACGGGTTAAATAATAGAAAAATGTTCCAAGCATTAAGTGGTAGTACTAGTAAGAGTTGGTTATTAAATAGTCAAGAAACATTATCATCTGATTATGCTTTTATAAGGGCAAGAAGTGGAGAATTTAATTATACTGAAAATCCAAGTTATATTTCTAGTAGTACAGGTGAAATAGTTTATTCTTCATTTATTAATAACCCAGTTACTTACGTTACTACTATTGGATTATATAATAATAATAATGATTTACTAGCAGTAGCTAAATTATCAAGACCTTTACAAAAAGATTTTACCAAGGAACTTTTAGTGAGAGTGCGCCTAGATTTTTAATATAATAAATGAGAGTATATAAACAATTCACAACAGATGAAGTTATATCACAACCCTTTATAGCCAATAAATTATTTAATATAACAGGAAGTGCAATAACTGGATCTAATATTGGAATCGATATATTCTCAGGTTTAAATCTCCCATCAACATTACTATTTTCTACTAGTTCTGATCCAACAACTGGATTAATAGATACTAAATATAAAAGATTAGTATATGATAATATAAGAGAATTATATTATTCTAATAATGTAAACTATTATGCTGATTTGGCCCCTCCTAACTTATATGATAACTACAATAATTCTATAATACAATCATATACAGGTTCAATCTCATCATCCTTCGGAAGGTTTTATAATTATCCTCAAACAGATTTATATTACCCAAAGTATTTTCCAACATCTTCCCAAAATATAAATGATAGTGGAAGTATAACTGTAATTTCTATCCCATCTAAAATATTTGGCAATCATATAGTACCTAATACTTTTAGATTAAATTGTGGTGCTTATTCCATTATGGATGATGGTGAAGGAAATTTAGTAACATCACCATCAACGTATGGGGTTGGAACATATGGATATAGTCTATATTTAAATGAAAATTCAGTAGGTAATATAATTTATCAACACGGAATAGCCATTATTACCCAAGGTCCATCATCAAGTTTAGCTGATAATTTAAATATAAATAATTTAAACATATCTTTTTCTTCATCAATTAATATTTACGAAAATAGATGGAATTGTACTTTAAAAGATAATGAATCTACTTTCTCCCAAAACCCATCAATAGTATCAAGTAGTAATGGGGAATTATACGGGTTTGCTACTAGTTCATATTTTAATCCTTATATAACAACTATTGGATTATATAATGATAATAATGATTTACTAGCAGTAGCTAAATTAGCTAAACCATTACAAATTTCAAATGTCACAGATATGAATATCTATGTTAGTATAGATATGTAATAAAAATATGAAAAACTGGTTATATAACGATAATAAAATATCTTCACTGGAAGATATGCCTTCAAATGTTTATGGATTTATATACATTACTACTTACCTTCCTAGTGGTAAAAAATATATAGGTAAAAAATCTATATACCATAATGTTAAACATAAACTTACTAAAAAACAATTAGCAGAACAAACCGGCAGAGGAAGAAAATCTATACATGAAACTATTCAAAAAGAATCGGATTGGAAAACATATTATGGTTCTGAAGAATTTATAAAACAAAAAATTAAAGAAAATAAACATGAAGAATTTACACGTGAAATAATACAGTTTGTATTTAATAAAAAGTTACTTACATATTATGAATGTAAATATTTATTTATAAACGGTGTATTAGAATCTGAAGACTGGTTAAATAGCAATATTTTAGGAAAGTTTTACAAAACAGATTTCAAATAGGTATTTTTTAATTTTTTTACATATTTATAACAAATTAAACAAATGAAAAAATCAGAATTAAAACAAATTATTAAAGAAGAAATTTCTAAAGTACTTAGCGAACAATCCCCAAATTTTAAATCTATAAAAGATATAAGTAATTATCTTGTAAAAGGTGATTATGATGAATTGGATGGTTATGAAAAAAAAGAATTTTTAATTATTATGAAACATATTCAAAGTGATATATTAGATAAAGGAAAAGAATTAACACCAACAAAATTAAATGCGCTCATAGTTAAATTAGAAGATAAATATGGTTGGTATTAATACAAAATAAATAGTATTTTAAATTAAGCTTGGTTTCCCAAGCTTTTTTTATTATATTATAATCATTGGTAAATCAACTACTTATATCATTAGCTAATTCTGTTTTAGGAACGGGTAAATCTACAAGTAAAGGCAACTATGCTTATTACTGTCCTTTTTGTTCTCATAAAAAAAGAAAATTAGAAATCAACTTTACTGAAAATAAAGAAGGGGAAAATAGATGGCAATGTTGGGTGTGCCTAAATAAGGGAAAAAAATTAATAAATTTATTTAAAAAATTAAATGTTTCCCCTGAAATTTTATCCGAAGTTAAATCTTTAACTAAAACTAATTTAACAATTAATGATGCATCATTAGATTATAAAAAATTAGAATTACCTAAAGAATTTAAATCATTAATAGATCCCCCAATAAATAATATTATAGCAAAACATGCTATAAAATATATAAAACAAAGAAACCTAACAAAAGATGATATCATTAAATATAATATAGGTTACTGTGAGGGTGGAGAATATAAAAACATGATAATTATTCCTTCTTATGATGCTAATTGTAATTTAAATTATTTTGTTAGTAGATCCTTTAAAAAAGATGATTTTATTAAATACAGAAACCCAGATACATCTCGCGATATTATACCTTTTGAAATATTTATAAATTGGGATTTACCTATAATTTTATGTGAAGGTGTTTTTGATGCTTTTGCTATAAAGCGTAACGTAATTCCTTTATTAGGGAAAAATATTCAAAATAAGTTAATGAAAAAATTAATCAGTTCTAATGTTAAAAAAATATACATAGCATTAGATAAAGATGCCCAAAAACAATCATTAAACATATGTGAACAATTTATGAATGAAGATAAAGAAGTTTACTTAGTTGATTTAGATGATAAAGATCCCAGTGAAATGAGATTTGAAAACTTTACTAACTTAATTCAAACCGTTCAACCACTAACATTTTCAAATTTATTTGAAAAAAAACTAAAATTAATATGATCGAAAAAAATGTTTATGTTTATAAAAAAAGTGTACATCGTATACTAGATATAGACCCAACCTCTAAAAGAGTAAATATAATGGATAATCGTTTCTATAGTAGAAACAATGATTATTACCCATCAGTTACAAGTATCTTACAATTTATGCCTAAAGGTAAATTCTTTGAGACATGGTTAAAAGATGTAGGACATAACTCAGATATTATAGCTAGAAAAGCAGCTGATGAAGGAACACAAGTCCATAATGCTATTGAAAAATATTTATTAGGAGAAAAAATTCAATGGTTAGATGAAAATAATCATTCTAATTATTCTTTGGATGTTTGGAAATTAATTCTAAAATTCCATGACTTTTGGACAGCAGTTAAACCTGTTTTAATTGAAAGTGAAATACATTTATTTTCTGATAAATACAAATATGCTGGTACCTGTGATTTAGTAGTAGAAATAGATGGAGTAAGATGGTTATTAGATATTAAAACTTCAAATGCAATACATACAGCTATGGATTTACAATTAGCTGCATACGCTCAAGCATGGAATGAAACTTTTGAAGAAAAAATTGAAAAAACAGGTATTATTTGGTTAAAATCATCTAAACGTAAAGAAGGAAAATTACAAGGTAAAGGATGGGAAATATATAAATCACCCCGTACATTTGAAGAAAATTTAAAATTATTTAATTTGATACATGATTTATTTAAATTAGAAAACCCTAACACAAGACCATCTCAAGAATCATTCCCTATTGAAATTCAGATAGACCACAATATTTATAATAAAACTGAAGAATGATAAAACTTATTAATTTATTACGTGAGACTCTTATCAAAGAAGGAGGAAATGTATTTTCAAATACAGAATACAATGCTCAGGGTATATTATTAGCAAATATTGGTCCTACACTTAAAAAATTTGTTGAGGATTTAAGTAAAATTTTTCCTAATAAAAAATCAACTTTTTCATCATTAAATGATAAAAGTAATTGGTTAGGATCCACAGGTAAAAAACCTCAATCTGGAGATGTAGATATAGCATATTCTGCAGAACATTTTTTTAAAAATGGAAAAATAGATATTGATGGTTGGGGTGTTGATGAAAATGAATATAATACTTTATATGAGAAATTTAAAAAAACATCTCGTTCTGCTTCTGATGAACAAATTCAAATTAGAGCATTACTAGAATTAATAATAAATAAAATTAATACTACTGGTGGAGATATGTTTGCTAGCAATAAAGCCACTAATGGTGGTACAATACATTTTTCCTACCCCCAATATACCTCATCAGGAGAAAAATTAGATTCAAGGACCCAATTAGATCTAGACTCAGGAGATATGGATTGGTTAAAATTTAGATATAATTCTGAATTATCTAAAGAAGATCCACAAATTAAAGGTTTACATAGAGGACAATTAATGTTAGCTATGTTTGCGGCTTTAGGTTATACTTTTAAAAATGGTAAAGGATTTATTCGTAAAGAAACAGGCGAAATAATAGCTGATAAACCACAAGGTACTATAGAGTTTTTTAATAAAGAATATAATCCAAAACAACCACTTACTTTAGAAATAATTAATAATTATAATAAATTAATGGAATATATTAAAAATAATCTTAAACTTGAAGATCAATCTAAAATATTAGATATGTTTAAAGAAGCTTTAAGAAGAGCAGGGGCATATATACCTAATAATATTTAATCAACATGAGTGGAGCAGCCGGTGGATCACGTATAAATAAAGAAGATTTAAAAGCAACAATCCGCGACTATAGAGATAATATCTTAAAACCATTAGGTTTAGATAAGTCTTATAGTATCACGGGTGTTCGCTCTAGACCTGAAAAAACTATATTCGGAGATATAGATATTGTTGTATCTTTTCCTGAAGGTGGTGATAAAAAAGAACTAAAACAAGAATTAGCTAGTTTTTTATCTCAAACAGATAAAATTCCCACTATACCTCATAAAAAAAATAATAAATACTTTATTCATGGTAATATAGTATCTACTTTATATCCAATAATTGGAAAAGAAGGTGAATATGTTCAAATAGATAATATTATAACAGTATCAAAAGAAGAAGGTCAATTTACATATAATATGCTTGACCTACCAGCCCAAGAACAAACATTAGCAATAGGTTTAGCTAAAACCATCTTTACAGAACTAGATAAAAAACAAGTAGAAAAATTATTTAAAGAATTAGGAATTATTAATCCTGAAAAACCAGGTGAAGGTGAAGAATATGATTTCAATTTAAACCCATCAGAACTATCTTTAATAATTGTTCCTATAGGTCAAAATAATGGTAGAGAAATATGGAAATCAAACAAATTTGATGATATTAAAAAATTAACATTATCATTAGGAATTGATATTAAAAAAGATAAATTTGATGATATTATTTCTAAAATTAAAAAATTTAAAAATAGAAGATCAATAGATCGTCTTAAAGGAATGTTTGCTAAAAACATACGTGTTGGAGATGCTGAAAAAGGGATTGAAAAAGGTATTAAAAAACAACAAGCCTTAGATACAGTAGCTGCTTTAGAAAATAAATATAATCCATTAGTAATGGGTTTAATTAAACCTTTTATATTAGAAGAAACTACTCCATCACAAACCATAGCTTTAATGCCAGGTGCTTTTAAACCACCTCATAGAGACCATTTAAGAAGAATAAATGCTGCTGCTAAAAACTCAGATAAAGCTATTATTTTAATTTCCCCATTAGATAGAATAAAAGAAGGTGAAATACCTATTTCAGCAAAACAATCTTTAGCAATTTGGCAATTATATAAAGATAAAGGTGTATTAGCACCAAATGTTGAGTTTTTTATTTCTCAAGATAATGCTCCTGTAAAAACAGCTTATGATATTGCTTCTGCTAATCCAAATAATCAATATATTGGTGTATATGGAAAAGATGATGTTGCTAGATGGAAAAATTTACCTAATGAAAAATATCCAAACTTAACAGCTAGTGATTTTAATATTATAGCTGATTTAAGTGCTAGTGATTTAAGGCGCACTTTACTTAATGGGGGTGACATTACTCCATTTTTACCTAATGGTATTACACCTGAAGAATATAAACAAGCATTAGGTATAAAACCCCCAAATATATCAGAAGCAAAATCAAATAATGATGATAATTATAAAAAAATATTACTTTATATTGATAAAATACTAAATTATTGCTGTGAAGATTTACAAATTAAACGACCAAAAGTTATCATAATAAATAATGATAAATATACTCAAGAAAATCACAGTTTTGGTGGATATATGCCTGGTATGAATGAAATTTATTTAGTAATTAATAATAGAAATCTTCGAGATATTTGTGTTACATTAAGTCATGAATGTTTCCACTCATTTCAGGATAAAAATAATCTTCTAAAACCTGGAGATGGAAAGGATGGGGATAATATAGAAAATGATGCTAATGCATATGCTGGAAAAACAATGAGGAAATTTGGAAGGGAAAATCCAGAAATATTTAAATTAATTATGACTAAAAATAAATATGGAGAAGAAAATGAATTAAAAAGTAATAAACTTAGAGAAGAATATACACAATACGCTTTAAATGAGTTATTTGAAAAAGATTTACCCAACATAGAAAAACTAAATGAACTTGAATATTTAGTGGGAAATGGGATTGATATAGAAGCAAAATATTATTTTAGAGCAGAAAGTTTAAGTACAGGTTGGTGGTCAATTCATTGGAATTTCACAAAAAATAACATCAATACCTCTCAAGAAGCGTGGAAACAAGTAACAGCTACTTCTTATAAAATTATACAAGATTTTATAAAAACTAAAAAACCATCAAAAATAGAAATTTCAGGAAACACCCCAGAAAAAACAAACATATATAAATCAAAATCATATCTGGAAAAATTAGAAAATATATTTAATAATCAATATTCACTAAATATTTCAAAATACAAAGTTGATATGGAATTAATTGAAATATTAGCTAAAAATAATATTAAAAAAAGAATAGAAACTTTAAATGAAACATATGATCAAGCTTTAAATTATTGGCAAAATGGAGATTTAAATTCAAATAG